TAATGTCCTAACCAATAGACGAACCGTGCAAATTGCGTATCAATTTTTTAAAGAACTTAAAAATACAGATGTTAGTATACAGCTACTACGAATTAAAGTAAAGCGATATTTTGGAGCACGCAGTAGGAATCGAACCTACGAACATCTGTTTTGCAGACAGCTACCTTACCATTCAGTCATGCGTGCATTCAGCGTATATCTTTTACTATCAACCACAACATAAACAAAAGGATGAAGACTACGATTGCCCCATGATTGTTCTCCTTGTAGTTGGTGGGCTGGGCGAGGATCGAACTCACACTCAATCGATTATGAGTCGACTGCTTTACCATTAAGCTACCAGCCCGATTTGGCGGTGGGTGTGGGATTCGAACCCACGGTTCACATTTCTATGAACGACAGTTTAGCAAACTGCTGATTTCAGCCACTCATCCAACCCACCAAACCTTACATCATAGGTCCATTGCCATTACGAAAACCAATCTCACCACCTTCTTCTTTTATTCGAGCAATAACATCCTCAAACAAAATAGGTCGGAAGTCAGTTTGTTCAACGCAGACGCAGTGATAACGAACATCAACAATCGGATGATTCTTAACAGGATGCCACGTCATAACTCTATTGGCATGCGTGTGACCATGAATGTTAACACCGAATCTACCAAGACTTTCTGGATGAATAGGAATATGAGATAAGATCATACCGTTCATAACATGGTATGCACGTAACTCGCGAAAGTACGTACGATACTCATCATCACGAAAGATGTCATGATTACCTCTAATCAAAACCTTGTCACCATTCAATCTGGATAACGTCTTTAATGCTTTTCTATTAATGACAACATCACCTAAGTGATAAACTTTATCAGTTGGCTTCACAGTTTCGTTCCACCTCTTGATCATTTCCTCATCCATTTCTTCAGGATTATCCCATGGACGAAGTTTAGTCACACCATCAGTTTGCATGAAGCGGCATACACCAGCGTGACCAAAGTGCGTGTCGCTTACTAAAAATACACTTGGCATATACTACTCCTTTATAAAATTGGCGGAAGCGGTGAGATTCGAACTCACGGAACATTTCTGTTCGTCTGTTTTCAAGACAGGTGCAATAAACCAGACTCTGCCACACTTCCATAAACAACAGGATACATTTTTAGCGCACTACCAATTGTGCTATTCACGCATGAAGCGTAAAACAGGATTCGAACCTGTAACCTCTCGCTTAGAAGGCGAAAATTGTTTTGCTGCAAGTATCCTAAACTTGGTGCGAGGAGCGGGACTCGAACCCGCACGACTTTCGTCGGGAGATTTTAAGTCTCCTATGGCTACCATTACATCATCCTCGCAAAATTGGCACGACTGGCTGGAATCGAACCAGCGACCCACTGCTTAGAAGGCAGTTGTTCTATCCACTGAACTACAGTCGTATTTTAACTTTGGTGTCGCCTCGTGGGATCGAACCACGTTCATATGCTCTTCAGGCATCTGCAATGACCACATTTGCTAAAGCGACTTGGCTACGGTGGAGGGACTCGAACCCCCACTAACAGTTTTGGAGACTGCAGTGCTGCCATTACACCACACCGTAATATACTAACATCTAAATTTTTAAGGAACGAACTGTTATTATATAACAGTAGGAATTTAAAGTAAACCCCCAAAACAAAAAACCCTCAAGACTTTCATCATTGAGGGTTTAAAAAATTTGGTAACTTGTTACGTTACATTTTCAAACCCTCAGCTGAATCTCTACGTGATGCATTCCAGCTACCTGTAAGATTACTAATCTCAGGCTGGCAATAAAAGGAATGTAACTGTATCGATTTCATAGAATTGATTATACTCTAAGGTTTGATTAAAGGCAAGCGTTATTTTCTTGCACTTTCTATTTAGATCAAATGTTTCTCTTTTTTAAAGTTTTTTGAAAAATTTATGCTTTGCATGCACCATTAGCGCAGCGATCAACAGCCCAGTAACCACGTGGCTTTCTGACTCTCTCGATTCTCTCTGGCGCTACTAAATTGAAAACAGATTCAGCAGCAACCATATATTCAGTGTCCTCATAGATCTTATCGACGTTGTTGTATGACAATGTTATTTGTTGCATCTGCGGTGCGTCAAACGGTCTATACATAACTAAGATGTTTCTGTTTAGTGATACTTGACGAACCTCAGTCGCAATAACACTACCGCCATCTTTTTTCGTAATCTCTAAGATCATAGAAGTCCTAAGTCTGTTACCAGTTTCTTTGTAATTTTAGGATATAGCTTCTGTAGTTTTTGATCCTTGATAGCCAAAAGAACCTTCGCTTCTGATTGCTCGATAGACTCAAGTAAGTCAATGAACAACTGCTCGCGTTTTGGTGCTTTCAAGTCTTTACGAGTAAACACGTATAGACGTTTAGACTCAAAGATCAAACTTGTTGGAGCCATACCAACTGGACTTTTGTCTTGCTTATATGGAGGATCCGTTTCTGGAAGAAGGAACTTCTTCTCTGGATCAAATGCATATTGCAAAATTAACTTAAGACCAGTAGTTGTTTTATATTTAGTAGTAATCAAAGATGTGTCGCCATTGACATCATCCAAAATCTCATTAATGAGTTTCATCATTAAAAATCCTCCAATTCATCTAAAAGCATACGGCATCTATGCTCCATAAGATAGTTCATAATCGACATCTTGTCGCCCTTTGGACTATTTAGCTCAAAAGATTCCAGGATGTTTTTCTTAATGTCTTCAGGAATAAACTTAAAATCAACAAGGGTAGCGTTACGGTGCCAGTTACGACGCTCAGCATCATTACGGCAAGCAGTGAACCCATTATCAATAAACTCTTGAAGACGTTTAGAAGAAACTGGTGCTTGACGACCCTCAACGAGAAAGATATCGTCAGGAGACAAAATGTTAGGAACACCGTCGCCCGAGTCACCCTTTACGATATGTTCGATCGTAAATGGATGAATTTCTTTCTTAGCAATACTCACCTGCTTCTTCTGCATTGGCGACCATTGCTTCACATTATCGAAGGCATGAAGTTGTTTAAAGTCTTTATCACTAGAGACAATCATAACATCTTCAGCTGTACCAAACTCATTGCAGCGCTCAGTAAGAACAGCAATAATGTCGTCAGCTTCAGCACGTTCAATATGCATAATCCTATAAGGAAAATGCTGAGCAAGGTCGTCACGAATTTCACTCAACGTATTAAAGATCAAGTTCCAATCAAGATCAGATTCTTCACGATTCTTTTTGCGTGCTGCTTTGTAGTTAGGAAAGAATTCCTTACGCCAATACTTTTTGCCATCACAACAGATAACCATCTCACCATACTGCTTTGAATACTTTTTCTTGTAGTATTTCAAAGTGGAAAGTGTAGTGTGACGAATCAAGTTCTTGATGTCACTTTCGCTGCCCTGCACCAAGTCCTTCTTGAAAGAAAGGATATTGGCAAGAGCAACTTGACTGTAGTCAATAAGAATCATTTTAAAATACTTTCAGAATAATACACTCTTCATTAATACGTCCATTCGGTTGAGCAGGTTTAGTTGTCAACTGTTTGAACGCAGTGTTCAGTGCACGTTTACCCATAGCAGCAAGATCTTTAATTGCTTCAGGCTTACGTAATGTTTTAGAAATAGAGGTAGTGATATCGAAGTTCACCATGGTTGTGCCTTTGACAGTCAACAGACCACCATCAGCAGGTTTATAAACAGTAAGGCGACGATACTTAGTATTGTATACCCATACCTCATCAGCATTTACGAGTTTAGAAGCATGCTCAGACTTCAATCCAAATTCAGCAAACTCAGTCATGTACTTAACCTTTGACGCAACTACGCCAGCAGGTTTTGCTTTGCGAGCACGTGGCTTGCGTTGCGCTTTTGCAGTAACAACACGCTGTTGGCATTCTTGAATAATAGATTCAACGAACGACAAGAATCGTTTCAACTCAACTTTCTTGAAGTTGGAGTAGCCCTCAACGAGTTGGTCATCATCACCTTCAAGTGTAGCTTCGAGTTCTTTCTTGAGCGGAACCCATGAAGTTGACAAATACTTAACAATCGGTGCACCCAAACCTCTGATTGGAGTTTTTAGTTTATAATCTTTTGGGCATCCT